AGCCACGTCTTATAATTACTTGTCCACCTTTCAATTTAGTAGTAAGTATCAAATTAATGTAGTCTGCTTCACTAGGAATACCACTTAATGATAGTGCAATGTCACCGTTAGTAGTTCTTATATCCTCTGTGAGCGTGTCTACGCCTAGGAAAGAACCAAGTTGGGTATATGTATTCCCATCGAATGTAACCGGCTTATATGCGTTGCTTATATAATATGTAGTGCTTTCTATTGTTAAGTCAATTAATATAATGCTTACAATATGATCTTGCTGTACTGGTGTTATACTAGTAGCCATTAGGTTGTGATAACCTCCATGAATTCAAAATTACTGGAAAATTCTATTCTATCATGTGGAACTATACTATATGTAGGCATGTTAAGACTTTTTATATGGAATCTAACATCATTTCCTACTCTTATACCGCCACTAGCAAGACTAACACCTGTTTGTGTTAGCACTCCTCTGTGAACTGGTATGTTTAGTGTTGCACTTGTTGAGAATGTAACATCTTCTGTTACTTGATATGGATATCTATATGTGCTTGTACTACCATCTGGTTGCACAAAGTCACCTTTTTGAAACAAAAGACCACTTCCTGTTGCACCACTACAATTAAGTGTTAAATTTGCACCATTACTTCCTGCACATGTTATTTTGTCTAATTCAACTTGTGTAATGTTACCTTGATAATTAGTAAGATATTGCATATTGCTGTTATTGTTTAGACTTACATTTGCTTCATTAATGATATCAGCAGTATCTAAATCCTCTAACACATCTCTGTTAGTAGAATATTGTAAGCCGTCATGCATGCCTACTGTGAACTGGTAAAATGAAACACCTCTGTCTGCTGTTTTTAAATGTCCACTTCTAGACACACTACTTGCCGCAACCTTTCTTTTGTTTACAGTTAAGTATGTTGCGTTATCTATAATTGTTTGTATTCCCATGTTTATGCTCCGCTTGGTAGACTTCTTCTGCCACGTTGTGTTACATTAAACAAGAACTCTGGGTCTCTTGCTAATGCTTGTTGGAATGATTGCGTGTCTACTGCATTTATATTATATGTTACTTGTTGGCCACCGCCCATCATTGCGGCAGTATCTCTTGCACTTATCACTGTTGCGGGGCCTGTCACAAATTCTGGTCCGGATTCTCCGGTTAGGCCTACTTTTCCGGATGGTATGCTTCCGCCATTAGCAAATAGTCCTGCAAATAGACTGCCAAATGGGCTACCTGCTCCAAATAGTGTGAGGAACAATTTGTTGGCTTGCATTTTGATTATTTCTACTAGTAATGATTTGAATAAGTCTTTGAATGATAACTTGCCTGTTTCAACAAATGATACTAAAGCATCTTCAAATCCTGTTGCCATTGTATCGAATATCTTTTTACCAGCCGATGCGGCATCTTTTACATTTCTTTCGAAGTTCTCGAATGCTTGTTGAAATCCAGAACCAAATTTGGTTCCTTTTGCTTCTATTTCTTCTCTATCTTCTTGGAATGTTTCTAGCAACTTTCTCATATCTGCTTCATACTTATTGAAATCTTCGATACGTTTTGCATATTCGTCTGCTGTTGCTTGGGTCATCTCACCGGCTTTAACCATGTCCTGCGCAATATCATTATGGATACCGCCACCTGCACCTACTCCAAAGAATGCTTCGTTGATAGCCTCTAATTTTTTCTCTGTTTGACCGTATAGTGTAATTAATTCACTAAGATTTCTTAATTCTTCTCTAGATTGGCCCAATTGAGCCGCAGTTAATAAAGCAAGTTCGTCTTTATAGTCACGTGATGCCGCAGTTAATTGGTTAAAGAATCTTCCTGCCTGTTGCATTGTGCCTATTGCTAACAATTCTTCATTTGCTTCTTGTGTTAATCTAATACGTTCATCATATTCATCATTAATTTCTTGTTCTTTTAATTTACGTTGATCTGCATTTACTAAAGTCAATGCATTCAAATCTATTAATGCTTGTGTTCTATCTGATTCTAATCGTGCAATATCACTTAACGTTTGTTTTTGCACATCTGATGCTCTGGCTAAATCGGCATTGAAATCTAATTGATCCCTTAATTCATCGCTACCTAATGCAAGTTCACCAGTTATTGCTTTGAGGTCTTCCATTTGGTTTGCAGTTATTCTTGCTAGTTCTGTTGCATCTTTTTTGGCTTCTTTATCTGCGTTTGCTTTATCTTTGGCTTCTTTTGCTAACTGTTTAGCATTTTTAGTTGCGGCATCACCTTCTTTGACTACATCTCCCATTGCGTTTACAGAATCCTTAAGTTGACTTTCTGTTTCTTCAAATGTTTTATTAAGTGCAACCACAGCCGCTGTTGTGGCAATCGCCGCACCTGCTAATATACCCCAACCTGCTGGTCCGCTTAGTGCTAATACAGCCGCTTGTGCTACTGCTTGTGCTTTTGTAACTATCTGTAATGCTCTTACAGCATTAACCATATTTATTATGCCTACAACTGCCTTAGCGGCAAATGTTGCGCCTAATAATACTGCTAATATTCCTACGTTATCAGCGGCAAGTTCAATACCTTTTGCTAATGTTGTAAATAAACCTGTTTTGTTTTGTATCTCGCCTAGTAATGTGATTATAGAATTCTGCAATGCAGTAAATGATTCGCCTACTGTTGCAACTGTTTTACCAAAGTCTTCATCAATTGCTCCGCCTATTGCTTCTGTGGCCGCAACTAACACATCACTACTTAATTCACCAGCGGCTGCCATTTTACGCAACTGTCCTATTGTGACGTCTAACTCACCTGCAACTGCTCTCATGAATGCCGGGTTGGCTTCCATTATACTGTTAAATTCATCACCACGTAACACGCCACTAGCAAGTGCTTGACCGAACTGTCTAATAGCACCTGAACTTGCGTTTGCATCTGCACCAGATATTTTTAATGCTTTTGAGAATGTGCCGGCAATACTTGCAACTCTTTCTTGGCTAAGTCCCATTTCTTCTGTTGCAATGGTTAAGTCTGTGAATAGATCAGCAACTGGTCCTAATCCACTTCTGGTTTCTGCCGCTACTTTTGATACTAGTGCAAAGGATTTCTCTGCTTCTGCGTTACTATCACTTACACTTTTAAGTCTGTTACTAATCTGTGTAAATTCATCACCTAACTTAACAAATTGTTGAACAGATGCCGCGGCAACTAATCCTTTAAAGGCACTTGTTAAGCCGCCAACACTTTTTTTAGCGTCTTTAGTATCTACTATTAATTTTGTTTTTATATCTGCCATTATATTTTCCTAAATCCTTTTGCAAGTATGTTTTTTAAGAAGTCTAATGTTGGTCCACTCATACCTTTTGGTGCTTGTTTACTATGACCGCGATCTAGTGGTACAGCATAATCATAATTTGCATCGATTATTGCTTTATTGTTAGATTCTCTATACTTTGTTTGACGTCTTGCGTTTCCTTTGTCAATAGGAGTCTTTCTAACAAAGAATCGATAAGAATCTTCTGTTGCTGTATCAATAGCATTATTGATCTCTACTTGCAACTGTCTTAAAGTCTTTTTATCTACTTTATACTGCATCTTTGCCATAATATTTCCTACTTAAATCGTTTATTTGTGAAGGATTCATTTGATCAATATCTGGTGTTTTGCCATCAGCCTTTCTCTGCTGTTGTCTTTTGTAAGTTGCACTTACATCAAACACCAATACATCAAATGTATCGCCCTTTGCTAGTATTTCGCTTGGCAATTTGCCATATTGTTGCGCCAAACAATCTACTAAAAGAAGAAACCTAGTATCGTCACTAGTATCATCTACAATATGGCCGGCTACTTTCCCAAATGCTGTGCAATTAGTGTCATTGCCTCAGTCATTAAATCTAATGGTAGTAGTGATTCCTCAGTCATAACGGTAGTACCGTCTGCATTTAGCATCACGTCCATTAACATTATTAGGTAATCGCCTATGTCCTCTGATTGAGAACTTTTTGCTATTCTAGAATATACATGTAATGGTTGTCTGTCATACATGTAAAAGTCTAATGTTTCACCATATTTTTCTACAAGGTCTTTCTTGTCTATGGTTAATTTAATTAGTTCTGGTTTCTTGCTTAATTCTGATAACTTCATATCTTATTCCTCTATATCTCTCTGTTTTAAATTGTGGATTGCACTTAAACAAAATGCTATCCTACTAGTTGCTTTGGCTACATCGCCTTCAGCACAACGAAGTTCATTCTTGGCCTTCGCTATCTCCGTCTCCATGCTCTGGAGTATCTGTTCCAGGGTCTTTGAGTCCCATATCTGCATTACTATTTACCTCTATCTTTGCTTTTTTATGCTTCTTTGCATCCGGTAATGTAATACCGTTTGCTTTGGCGTATTCGTCCATATCATGAACTTCACCATTAATTCTAATTGTTCTATCTGCATTACCTGTCCACTTACCGTTTACAAATAATGATAAAAATTTATGTTCCATTCTATTCTCCTTAAAAAAGAGGACTCCCCCAAAAGAGGGAGCCATCAATTTGTTTTTAACTAGTGTTATCTAGCAATTAAGCCTCAACTACTTTGGTTAATTCACCATTAACAATGATTTCACATGGGGACAAGAACACCGCGCCATCAATAGATGCACTCGGGGCTAATCCGCCTATAAAACCTTTTCCGCTAATACTAATGTCGCCGGTTGTTCCTGTTCCAGTTACTGCAACACTAAAGAATACTTCAGTCTTGTTTATGCTGGTTTGGAATAATCCGTTAAGTGCAACACTATTAGTAGTATTACCTGATTCACCAAACATTACTGTCTCGTCGACTAGTAGGTTTAATGATATGCCATTTTCGTTTACAGTTGTAAACGCACTAGAACTAGTGCTATCCAAAGTTGAATATCTTACTGTTCCTGGTGTAGCATTTATTGTTATGTCCTGAACGAAGGGGACTACTAGTCCGCCTGCCGCTCCGGCTACAGCCAATGGTGCTGTATTACCTAATGTGAGGATTGCTTGATTACCACTTGTTACATTAATTACTGCCATAATTTTCTCCTTTTATACAGTTATAAAATTATACTCAAAAGAGTATGTTATTACATCATCACTTATTTCCGTTTCATAACTACTGTCGGACTCTATTGTCCCAGTAATTACGTTGCGACTAATAAGTAAATTCGCAACAATG